GAGTATCAGATCAAGAACTTTGATCTGACATCACGGCAGAGGGCCAAAATGCAGCGCCGAGTCGATCTCTACGTTGGCCTTGGCGGGAAGTGCGACTTCCAAACTGGCATCGACGCCACCGAGGAAAGGATCATTCCGGCGAGAGTGATCCCGGCCAAGGACGCCAAGATGGTTCGCGGGAAGCTGGTTCCAGCATCGAAGCGCGAGGTCATACCGGCACGCATTGAACCGGCCAAGCCCGAGATTCTCCCAAGCATTAATCACCTGCCCAACGATGACATTCTCGACAGGGCGCTTCGTCTCGACTTCGCAACCAAACCCAGAACGCTCGCCTCAGCATGAAAGAATTTCCAGACTGCACAATTTACTATTGCGAGCAACGTTCCGAGGAATGGCATGACCTTCGCCGTGGAGTATTGACCGCATCGAACTTCGGGCCTTGGCTTTTGGCCAAGGGCAAAGTCGCGGACGGAGCGCGTGAGAAGACGATCTGCAAGCTCATCTCTGAACGAGCGAAGTGTTGGCAAAATCCTAACTTTGAAAACGCGGCCATGCAGCGCGGTACTGAGATGGAGCCGCAGGCCGTCGATGCTTTTGAGAAAGCGACAGGAAACAAGCTGGTCCAGGTGGGCTTTTGCCAAAGCAATGACGGATGGTTCGGATGCTCGCCGGATGGCCTTGTCGAAGGCGCGAGCATCGGGTTTGAGGGTAAAGTTCCAGTGCCATCAACACACATCGAATACCGTCGCGCTGGAATGTTGCCTGATACCTACCTTTACCAAGTCCATGGAAGCATGGCCGTTACGGGAGCAAACGCTTGGTGGTTCCAAAGCTGGTCACCTGGCCTTGCCTCGCTCCGCATCCTCGTGGAGCGCGATGCCTTTACCGATTCGTTGCGCGATGTGCTGATTCAGTTCTCACGGCAGTTTGAAGATGCTTGGGACCAAGAAACACAAGCGGCAAAGGAGGAAGCATGAAAACCTTTTTGATTGATTGGGGCGAGAATTGCAGGGGGGCTAGATTTGCCCTGATTCAAGCCAAGGATTTGCATGAAGCAGTTTGGGAAACCGATATCATTGGCTCGCCTTTCAATATTGCCGAGCTGAAGCTAAAACGGAATGAAGAAGAGGTTCGGTATCTTGAAATTGCGCAACCGGAAGACGTTTTTTGCGGCGTTTCAATTTTGGACGCGGTTGAATGGAAACATTCGGCAGAGGAAATTTTCCGAATTTGGGAGGGCGCATGAAACAATCCCCCACCGCTCGCAGTCTGGCCCATCTGCGGAAGACCTGCCAGTTGGTCCAGGTTGTCGAGCGGTGGAATCCTCACGCTAGAATCAGACAGGATCTTTTCGGAATCATCGACATCCTCGCGATTCGCGATGGCGAGACCGTAGCGGTGCAATCAACTAGCTGGAGCAATACAAAAAGCCGAATCAATAAGATTACCGAATCGGATGCGCTAGAGCATCTAAGAAAAGCCGGATGGATCTTGCTGGTTCACGGGTGGAGGAAGAACAAAAACGGGAGATATGAATTGAAAGAAATAGATATATCATGAAGGAATATATAAGAGCAATGGCTAACGGCGAGTATTTGTTGGCAGCCGGGATTCTAGCTGGAGATATTGTGGACGATATCTCTCGCGATTTAAGTGGTGATTTGCCTTTGAAGGAAATTGAACCAGTTATAATCGAACTCGCCGCAAATGTTGGATGCGCTTTGCTTGGAATTGCATTTTTGCACAGTGACTCAAAATCGGACGACCATCAATTGAAGGTGGCATGTAAAAGGGTCAGGAAGTTCGCGAACCTTCAGCGTCATTTGCGTGAATTAGAATCTAATTAACGAACTAAAAATGAGAGACTACCTTATCGGAATACTCTGCCTGATCACAGGGCTAGGCTACGGACTCGCCTTTTATTTTGCCCTCGAAATGGGTGCGGAACGGGATGAGAAAGATCGGGCCATTGCGGAACTGACTGAGGTCAGGGTGATGGCGGAATGGGAACGTTTTGAAGAGGGGAGGGCGAAATGAGCGTTTCCGATTTCCTCGACATGGCAGACGAAGTGCCGCGCTGGAAGAAGGACGCGAAACGATTGGGTATCGAAACCTTCTACGTCTTCGACATGTCCGATTCCTACTGGGAGGCTTCGATTGAGCTTTTCGGCGATGTGGAAACCCAATGCGGAGAGACGGAGCGCGAGGCTGTGAACTCGCTTATGTTTAAGCTTAAACTTGATTGATATGAAAGAAGAAAACGAAATTCTAAAAACCGGGTGGGTCAACGTTTATGCGGATGGATCGTCAGGCTATGTTTGGCCTACTGAGCAAGAAGCTAAAGACAAGGCCGGAGAGCCTGCTAGGCAAATCGAAATCCGCGTCGTTGGCAGCTACGAGAAGGCCGACAAGGGACCGACCAAGGTCGATCGCGGCGCTAACGATCCTATTGAGTGGAAGCCTTGGACCGTCGAAATGGTGAGGAATCACCGAAACTTTCAAGAGACTGCCGACGCTCACAACGCCGAGATGGAAAGGATAACGAAATGAACGGAGACGGAAAAACCATCAGAAACCGCCGTTGGCAGAACAAACAGATCGCCGCCGGTAGATGCGCGATCTGCGCCAGGTTGGCCGTGCCGAATCGGACGCGATGCGAGATTTGCGCGGAGAGAAATCGGCAATATCAGAGGGAATATAGAGCAAAGTAAAACAAAAAAGAGATGAAGAATTTAGAGGAATATGACGCCTTTATTGAGGCGAAAACAAAGCACGCAAAGCCGAGCGGATTTGAGCCTATGCCAATTACTGCGCCGCTTTTCGACTGGCAAACGCACGTTGTCAAATGGGCTGTGCAGAAAGGTCGCGCTGCGCTTTTCGAGGATTGCGGCCTCGGTAAAACGATCCAGCAACTGGAATGGGCGCATCAGGTCAGGCAACATACTGGAAAGCCGGTCCTGATCCTAACGCCGCTTTCAGTGGCTGCTCAAACGGCACGAGAGGCCGAGCATTTTGGGATTACCGCTCAAGTCGTCGAATCCGTCGATCAAATTTCCGGCGAAGGCATCTGGATCACGAATTACGAGAAGCTCGACAATTTCGATTATGTGGACTTTGGCGGAGTCGTCCTCGATGAGTCGAGCATTCTGAAAAGCTTTACCGGGAAGACTCGACATCGTTTGACTGAGCGATTCGCCGAAACGCCATACAAGCTTGCATGCACTGCTACCCCGTCGCCAAACGATTATACCGAGTTTGGCCAGCACGCTGATTTTCTTGGCGTTTGCACTCCGCAACAAATGCTTTGCACGTTCTTCATCAACGACACATTCAACACTGGCGATTGGCGATTAAAGAAGCACGCTGAAGGCGAGTTCTGGAAATGGGTGGCGTCATGGGCAGCGTGTGTCTCAAAGCCATCTGACATTGGATATGATGACATTGGCTACTCGCTGCCGAATTTGAACCTGGAGACTGTCATTGTTGATGTCGATGAAACGAAAGAAGCCAACGATGGGGAGCTTTTCCGCAACGCAACCTTGTCAGCGACTACAATGCATAAAGAAATGCGAATGACCGCAGAGGCTCGCGTAAAGGCCGTGGCCGATCTTGTCAATGCATCAGATGAATCGTGGATTGTTTGGTGCAATACCAACGACGAAAGCGAAAGGCTCGCAAAGTCAATTCCTGATGCCGTCGAGATTCGCGGCTCAGATACCGCGAAGAAGAAGGAAACCGCCGCCGCTGATTTCGTTGATGGCAAGATTCGCGTTCTGATCTCCAAAAGCGGAATCTTTGGGTATGGCATGAATTGGCAGCATTGCCGAAACATCGCCTTTGTTGGACTGTCCTATTCTTTCGAGGACTTCTACCAGGCGCTCAGGCGCTCCTATCGCTTTGGCCAGACCCGCGAAGTAAACGCTTACGTTGTTCACGCAACGACCGAGGGCGCAATCATGCGAACGATTGCACGCAAAATCAACCAACACTCTGAAATGCAAGAAAGCATGAAAATTGCAGCGGCAGCATTCCGCGAAGGGACAAAAGAACTAACAATGAAAACCGATATCGAAAAGAGACAAGGAGAAGGATGGACTGTTTATCACGGCGATTGCGTTCGCGTTGCCAAATCATTGCCGGATGCGTCGGTAGACTTTTCAGTCTTCTCGCCACCGTTTGCAGATTTGTTCACCTATTCGGACGATTTGCAAGACATGGGCAATTGCAACGACTTGGAGGAGTTCACGAAGCATTTCGAGATTCTGATCGCCGAACTGGCGCGAATCGTTGTCCCAGGTCGAGAGGTGGCCGTGCATTGCGTTGATCTTCTCGCCACCAAATGGAAGCACGGCTACATCGGCTTTCAAGACTTCTCTGGCGAGATCATTAGGGCTTTTTGGAAGCACGGCTTTACCCTTCATGCGCGAGTCACGATTTGGAAAAACCCAGTGACCGAGATGCAGAGGACAAAGGCCCATGGGCTTCTTCACAAGACGCTTTGCACCGATTCGGCTGGATCACGAGTAGGAGCGCCGGATTATCTTTTGGTGTTCAGAGCGCCAGGTGAGAATCCGAAACCGATCACAAAAGACCGCAACAAGTATCCGGTTTCATGGTGGCAAGAGGTCGCGTCTCCGGTCTGGATGACCGTTGACCAAGGGCGCGTTCTTAACCGAGATGGCGCTCGCGATCACAAAGACGAAAAGCACATCTGCCCGTTGCAGCTTGATGTGATTGAGCGAGCGATTGAGCTTTGGAGCAATCCCGGCGATCTGGTTTTCTCGCCATTTACGGGCATTGGGAGCGAGGGCGTCGGGGCGCTTACGTT